GCCAAGGAAGCAACCCTTGGGACAAAAATTCCCACGAATCTGTCTTTTACTGGCGCAAACGTGAACGCAAATTCCCAAGTAACGGCAGCCCCGACAGACATGGCATTGAATTCAACGGTGGCGAAAGAGGCAACGGTAGCGGCTTTGAATAATCTTTCAGCGGCACAGGTCAATGCTGAGTGCGATCAGGCGATAACCGATGCTGCTCTCGCTACAGCTGCCTCGATTGCTGCATTGAACGACGTGTCAAGCGCGGACGTGAACGCTGCTTGCGATACCGCAATCAGCGACGCATCGCTCGCGACAGCAGCTTCAATAGCAGCCCTCAATGATTTATCGGCAGCAGAAGTCAATGCGGAAGTCGATGCAGCCCTCGCCGACATAAACCTTGACCATTTAATGAAGGTTGCGGTTGCTGGCACGGACGTGACCGATGATTCGGTGATTGCGAAAATGACATCGAAAGCAGCAACAGCCGACTTCGATACTTTTGTGAACACGACTGATTCATTGGAAGCAATATCGGATGCGGAAAGCGCGGCTGCTCCGACAGTCGAACAGATCAGGGCTGAAATGGACAGCAATTCCACAAAGTTAGCCAATCTGGATGCCACGATTTCTTCACGCTCTGATTTTGACAATACATCGGATGAGGTCATAGCCAATGTGACCAAAATCGACGGGCAAGCCACAGCGGGAAATAATGCCACCCTAAACCTAAAAAAGCTCAACATTGTCAATGACGCGGGAGATGCGATTTTAGCAAGATCAACGTTAGGAGGGAATGGAATTTCTGCATACGGCGCAGAAGATTGTCATGGAATTGCGGCTTATGCACAGACCATAGGAAATGGAATTCATGCGGCTGGTGGAAATAATGGATGCGGCATGAAATTGGAAGGAAATTCTCAACCCGGATTGAAAACCTCAGGCACGAGCGGCATTGATGCTTCAGGCTCATATGGAATAAAATCTGTTGGAACCACAAATGGGATTTTAGCTCAAATGACAGGAGGAACGGGGAGCGGAGTAGAAATTTCAAGCGCAAGCGGTAGTGGATTGAAAATTACAGGAAAGGATGCTGCGGGCTTAAAAGTTATTTCTACAAAGTCAGACGGAGCGGGAGTCAATGCGGTTGAGTTCGATGCTATTGGAAACGGTTCTGCTCTCGTTACAACGGGTGGTGCAACAGGTCATGGAATCAAAGCCGTTGGCGGTGCAACAAGTGGCGATGGTATTCACGCGGAAGCTACTACGGCTGGTGACGGCATTGAATCCATTGGAAAGGGTGCAGGTCACGGAATCAAAGCCAAAGGCGGCACTACTGGCGGTCACGGTATCTTTGCCGATGCAGGCTCAGGGGATGGCATAAGGGCATGGGCCGAAGGTAATGGACATGGAATAAGTGCAATAGCAGCAGGTGGTGCATACGATGGATTGCACCTTGAAGGCAGCTCAAATGGCAGCGGGATAAAAGCCGTTGGCAACGGTTCAGGCTTTGATATTGATGCCGACATTCATGGCTCTATCGACGGCTCAGTCGATTCAGTTACAGACCCCGTATTAATAAGCGGAACAAAGCAGACGCTTGATGTTCTCAATGATGTTTCAGCGGCCCAAGTAAATGCCGAATGTGATACCGCGATTTCAGATGCGTCTTTGGCTACAGCGGCAAGCATTGCGGCATTGAACGATATTTCACCTACTCAGGTCAATGCGGAGGTTGTCGATGCCTTATCGACAGACCTTCATGCTGAACCAGCAGTCGGCTCGCCACCGAGTCCCGTAAGTATCAAAGATATGGCGCTCTTTACATATCACAATGTCGTTTTAGCCAAGATGGAGCTCAACAAGACAACAGGAATCGAAAAAGTGTTCCAGAATGATGGAACGACGGCCAGAAACAAGCGCACAGTAACCGATGATGGCGTGACCACGACAAAAGGCGCAGCAGTTTCGCCATGAGGTAATGGATGATTTTGAATTCGCAAAATGGTAGAATGTCTGTCATGGGTTGGCAGACATTTTCCTTGCCTAAAGCTGATGGCTCAATTTCATATCCCGACAGGTTAATGTACGTCGGTGAGCCAGCAATAGGAGTCGGGCCCCCGATAGGAACGTCGGGAGAAATGACGGAAAATGTTACGTTTGGAAATTTTGGCGATTTCGGCTCAATGCCATAGGAGGAATAAATGAGCGACCAAAAACCAGTCAATTTCAATGAAAAAGTGGATGAGAAAATAAGCTGCGGAAGGTCTTTCAAGGCGGTTGTTTTCAGCGACACAGAGGAGTTCACGGTCAGATTAGGCGCGGAAGACAATTCAAAATACTGCCGTGGCTTTCACATAAACACGGACGGCACAATTAAGGTTTTGGGGGCAGATACAGACAGCGAAGCAGTTTCGCTTGTAGTCAAAGAAGGCAATTATTATCCGTACTCGATAAAATTTTTCATGGATACGGGAACGGATGCAGCCCTAAAGGTAGCAGGAAAAGTAATAGCCGCAAGATGATTCCACAAGCGCAATTAAGACGGATATGCTATAAGCTTCCGCGCGAACGCTTGGAGGCCGTTGCCCTCTCGTGCTATATATTGAAGCAGAGGCAGAATAATCCGTTAGCCCAATATCGCGCCAAGTATTACAAGAAACCGCTCGATTGGATTGATACCTATGTTCATATTAAAATGGAAAAGTATATGCGCCAGTTTTTTGGCGACATTCAGGACGGAGCAACAAAGATCGCAATTCATGGCCCACATGGAATCGGCAAAACAGTCATAGCTGCATTGCTCACACTTTGGGGAGGCTCGGTATCGGAGGACGCGAAACTGATAACGACGGCCAGTGCATGGAGACAGCTTTCCAAGTATCTATGGCCTGAAATTCATAAATGGTATGGCAGGATAAATTGGAAAGCCATAGGATTCGCACCTGAAATGTTAATGCTTGAAGCACACTTTCCGGGTGACTCCATGGCTTTCGCCGTTGCTTGTTCGAACTCAGCCACAATCGAAGGCGCACATGCACGTCGAGTATTTTATGTTTATGATGAAGCAAAGACCATACCGCAAGCAACGTGGGAAGCATCAGAAGGCGCATTTTCAGGACAAGGCGACCATTTACAGGTTGCGTTATCGACTCCGGGCGACAATCATGGCGAGTTTTTCAATATCTGTTCTAAGAAACCCGGCTTCGAATCGTGGAGAGTGAGGCATGTGTCATTAAAGCAAGCCATAAGAGCCGGAAGGATTCGCCTCGATTGGGCGCGCGATTGCCGAAAGCGTTGGGGCAAGAACAATCCAGTTTATTGGAATAGGGTTTGGGGATTATTTGCCGAGAATTTAAAAGACGGCTTAATCCCGTACCGTTGGGTTCAGGCAGCCATCGACCGCTGGTACAAATGGCAGGAAGATGGCGCAAAGACCGTGGGAGTCCTGCACCTTGGCGCAGATATAGCGCGAGGCGGAGAGGATAGAGTTACGCTTGCCCACAGACATGACAAGGTCTGCACAGAAATTGAATGTTTTGCCAAAGACCAGACCAAAGATACAATGATTACGACCGGACGCATAATACAAGCGATCGGTCAAGAGGGCATAGCAAAAATTGACGTAATAGGCGTAGGCTCTGGCGTAGTTGACCGTGCGCGCGAGATTGCAGGGGAACGCATTATTGCCATAAACGCAGCCGAAGGCTCAAAGTTCAAAGATCGAAGTGGAGAGTTGGAATTTGCGAATATTCGGGCAGCCATGTACTGGAATATGAGAGAATTGCTCGATCCCGAAAATAATGAGGACGTATGTTTGCCAGACGACCCCGAGTTGGTTGGCGATCTGACGGCTCCGACATATTCATTGACTTCTGGCGGGAAAATTCTTATTGAGTCAAAGGATAAGATTAGAGAAAAAATAAATCGTTCACCGGATAAAGGGGATGCTGTCGTACAGTCATTTTTCGACGGCTATCAAGTTCCTGAATTCCTATACGTAGGGTGATATATGATGCAGGTCAAAGACCACGATGAAGGTTCGGACACTTTATTCATTGCCTCGAAGTACGGCAATATAACCGCGATTGAAAAGGGTGGAGGCGATCAGTACAACACGAATTTTTTTAAGTCTCTACGCCTTCAAATGGGTGCAACGGAAGTTACCGAGCCGTACAAACAGCACGTCTGGACATTCGCCTGCATAAAATCATTAGCCAATGCAATTTCATCAGTTCCGTTCGTCGTAGTCAGGGAAACAAAGCAAAAGTCCATTGCATCGTTTTATGATCTGCAATTAGAATTGCGATCATTGGCAAGTGAAAAGCGCCATAAAGTTACGATGAAGGAAATATCTAAGCGCGGATTCGAGATCATAAAGGACGGCGAGTTATTCAATACTTTCCAAAACATAAACCCCGTCATGTCAAAATCGCAGCTTTGGGAAGCCACAATAATTCTCTATTCGCTGTACGGCACATGTTATTGGGTTTTGGACAATGGCGAAGGCGAACCGATTAAATCAGTGACCGACTGGCCTTCGCATGTCTGGCCGTTCAGCCCCAAAGGATGGGAGGCGCGAGTTACGGATGACGGAGTTCTTGAGGGATGGAAGCGGAAATATTCTTTTAAAAACAGAGATATTGAAAAAAATTATGATATGTTCCAAGTCCTGAAATTTTATCAATATAATCCGTATGACGTTCTGCAAGGACTCGGCACTTATGATGTAGTAAAGACCGCAGCAGAGCAGGATTATAAAGCCATGAAATATAACGAAGCATTGTTAGACAACGGCGGAGAACCGGGCGGGATAATAAAAGTACCGGGCAGCTTAAAGAAAGAACAGCGCGATCAGTTATTAGCAGCATGGGAAGATCGGCACAAAGGCCCGAGCAAAGCAGGGCGCACTGCGTTATTGATGTCAGGAGCAGAGTTCGACCGCAATCCAATGACTCCGCAGGATATGGAATATCAGGCTGGCAGGAAGTGGAACAGGGATGAAACCTTTGCCGCCTATCGAGTTCCGAAACAGTTAGCCTCTGTCTATGATGATATTAATTTCGCAACAGCCAAGATTCAGCTTCGACAATTTTGGGATCAGACAGCCATTCCTTTGATGGTTTATATCGAAGACCAGATCAATTCAAAATTAATGTCCAAGGCAACGATAGCCAAAGGGCATTATTGCATGTTCGATTTATCAGCGGTTACAGCCTTGCGCGAGGATTTAGAAACCAAATCGAAAACAGCGCAAGCACTAAGTACGGTTGGCATTCCAACGGCAGACATTATCGACTTACTGGACATAAATGTCAAGAAGCGCTCATGGCAAGCAGTATGGTGGGTTCCGATGGGCATGGTACCAGCTGGCGAAGTACCAGCAGAAGAAACGCCGCCCGAAGGAGCAGCACAGGAACCAGAACAGACCGAGACAACCCAAAAGTTAACACATGCGATCAGTAAACTACAGCGCGAAATTGAAAAAGAAAAGCATTGGAATATTTGGGTTACCAGAGTCCTAAATCCAGTTGAAAAGCCCTTCCAGTCACGGATGAAAACATTCTGGTATGACTTGCGCAAAGAGCAGCTCAAAAGATGGTTTGATGGAACAAAGTCAGTCCGCAGCATTCCAAACGAAGCGGAACTCAATGCCATCCTTTTCAATAATAAGGAATGGGGCGAGAAGATCAAAAAGGTTGCAAAGCCCTTTTTACTCAATTCGGCAAAGCTTTCCTTAGAATTAGTTTCAGACGAGTTAGGATTGGATTTAATTCCTATAGCAGACCCGCGCATAGCCTCGATACTCATGGCAAAAGAGAACAAGGTAACAAAGATCACGCAACTGTTTTGGGAAAGCCTGAGAGGTTCGATAAAGGAAGGAATTGATGCAAACGAATCAGTCGGCGACATCGCATCACGTATAAAAGACTTGTTCAATAATGCCGCGAGTCCTTCACGTACAATGACCATCGCTCGAACGGAAACAGCCCAAACAGCCAGCGAGGTTCGACATGCAGCCTTCAAGATCGATGGCGTAAAAAAGCACGAATGGAGCACGAGCCAAGACGAGAAAGTGCGTTCAGATCATGTGCGTTTAGGCGACACAGGTTCAGTTAGTGTTGAGCATAACTATATGAGCGACTTGGGTAAGGGCGGAACTTTAATGTTCCCGTCCGATATGAGAGGCCCAGCAGATCAGGTCATAAATTGCATAGTAGATGAAAATTGCCCGATAATAACATTAAATGGGAATAAAAAGATTTCGGAAGTATTGATTGGAGATTTTGTCTTTACACATAATAGAAGGTATCGGAGGGTCGTTAGAGTTAGGCCCGACTCGTATTATACCGGAAATATCGTTTCTTTTCGGGCCTTCAATAGAGAGATACGTGTAACCGCAGGACATCCATTCAAGACCCTTGCCAACTGGAATAGGGCTGATAGATTGAAGTCTGGAAATCTCGTCCAAGTTTCTTTCTGTGCCACGAACATTGAGCAGGCGGAGTTCATCGAAGATAGGATGTCGAAGTTTGGTTATTGCATTTCTAACAAAAGAATCCCTTTGGTGCTTTCGCCCAATCATTGGAAAGAAAGCGATGAGTTCCGCGCGTCTTTGCTTGATTTTGAGATAGGGCAAAAGAAGGAGGCTGACAATTCTGCTTGCTCCAGCCATAGCCTGATATCTATGGACGGGCATCCAGTTTTCATGTCCTTTAATTCTTCTGTAGGGATGTTCGTAAACAATACCAAACTTGATTGTTTCTTTAACCCATTCAAGAACAGGAAGAAATCCATTGGTGATTATGACTCTCGAATAAGGTTCGGCAAATCCTCTCGGTTTTCTGATTCCAATACCGAAACATCCGTCTGCATCGGCGAGTCCAGCAATATAAGAAAGGTCAATGGAAGTAATCATATATATAATATAACTTGTTATGTCGAAATAAACAAGATTTTTATTGAGAAAAAGAAAGATATACGAGTTTGGAATTTTGCTGTTAAGGATGATGAATCATATATAGCAAATAATTTTGTTTCTCATAATTGTCGATGCGTTGAATTACCGATTATATAAAAAGGGAGGGATTTATGCCGTTTTTTATTGGAAAGAAAGAAGTGAAATCAGCCAGAGAATTGACACAGGAGGAAGTAAAAGCTGTCCTTGCACGTTATAAAGAAGGAAACGTTTGCGGAGTTGCGGAAGACGGCACCATGTTCCTGCAACAGCAATCGAATATAGCGAGCATAAAACCCTCGACCTTGACCGCAAAAGAAATCCGCGAATTCTGCGAGGAACGTAAAATAAAATGGAACGACGAGTACGCCAAACGCACGAAAACGTATGTTGCATCAGATGAGTCCGTTGACAGCTATGGCGACATCATTCTACAAAAAGGCTGGAACCTGCAAGACAGATTTAAAAAGAATCCCGCTATCATGTGGGCGCACAACTATTCGCAACCGGGTGTAGGCTCTGGCATACGCGCACAGGTCGAGGATACAGCGCTCCAGATCGACGTGCTTTTTATGATGGCGGAAACCTATCCGTTCGCTGATACGGTTTTCAAAATGGTGGATGCGGGCTTTCTCAAAGGCGCGTCAGTCGGCTTCATTCCTGTCAAAACAGTCAAGGTCGAGGATGAGGAAGAACGGGTTTCGCTCGGTCTTGGCAAATATGGCGTGCTGTTCGAGAAGCAAATATTGCTCGAACTTTCTGTCTGTCCTTTGGGGGCGAACAAAAACGCTTTAGTCCAGAACAGCTTTGCGGAAGCCATTCAGCGCGGAGTCATACAAAAGGACGAGCTGGAAAGAATCGTTAAAGACACGAACCCGCAAACTTCGGTCAATATTTCAGTAAAAGAAACAATAGATCAGGCTTTGACCCTCATAAGCCAGAAATCAATTCATTATTTTTCTGACACGTTAGAGAAATGCAAAATCGAAGACGTATCTGTTCTGGCTTTGGTTGATCCTGAGATAGTGAAACCGGGCTACGAGGAAACGGAGAACGAGGTTCGATACAGAGTCCGCGCTCCCGGCGACTTCAATCCTGACACGTTCCGCTACGTGACAATAAAGCCAACGAAGCCCCGCGTACTGTCAGTTATGGGTAAACTGAAAGGTAAAGACAAGCCTACAGACCCGATGGTAATGCAGGCGTTACGGTTCCCGAAGCCCGATGGCTGGACGGTTGAGAAGTGCAAGAAATGGATAGACAAGCACCCTGATCTCATAAAGGCAATCGACGCGGCATTTATCAGAGGAATAGATACTTTCGAAGCGTTCAGGCTTGAGCAAAGGTTAGAGTTTGAAGAAATTCACGACACGGTGGACGAGTTGAAAGTATATTTAAGTCAGGAAGTAAAATCGTTGTTAGTCGCGCTCCATGAACCCGATGGCTCAGGTGGCGAAGTTAGTTCGCCTGATTCGCCCGAGCCAGAGACAGACAATGAAGTGTATCGGGAACTGTTCGCGACAGCCAAAACAGTCAAAGAAACCTTAAAATAAGGAGCTACCGAATGAATCCGTTAGAAGAACTCAAAAAAATGCTCGAAGACATCAAGGCGAAAGTCGAGGCATCGACCGTAGGTTCAGCCGAAGGGCAGAAGAAAATCGACGAAATCAATGCCAAAATCGCCGAGGTAACGCAAAAACAGGCAATGATCGAGGATCGCCTCAACAAGCAGAAAATCCCCGGACTTTCCGACGAGCTCAAAAAGAACCCGTTCTCGATCTTCAAGGTGATCTATTCCGTAGTCACTGGCGACTGGAAACAGTCAGCATACGAGAAAAAGATCATGGACGAATACCGCCAGAAGGCAATGGACACAGCGACCGGCGCAGCAGGTGGATACTTAGTCCCGCCCGAAGTCATAACCGATATCATAGAAATGCTCTATGCCGAATCGGTAGTAATCGGCATGGGTGCGTCCGTAATGGGCGATCTGGTTGGCAGTCCGGTTGAAATGCCGAAGCAGACAGGCGGCGCGACGGCATATTGGGTAGCGGAAGGTTCTGCTATCCCAGCAAGTGATTTGGTTCTTGCACAGCTGACCATGACCCCGAAGCAAGTGGCAGCCTTAGTCAAGCTGTCAAACAGGCTGATAAAGCTGTCGAATCCTTCGGCAGAAGCCTTAGTCAGAGCAGACATTTCAATCGCCTTAGCGAACGCCATTGACATAGCTGCACTTCGCGGCACAGGCGGCACGCAGCCCACAGGTATCGCACAGACCGGAAGCATCGGCACAGTTGCCTTAGGCGCAGCAGGCGACTTTGCGACCTTCGATTCCCTGCTCGACATGGAAGGATCGCTCGAAGACGCGAACGCTTTGCGCGGGAATCTCGGCTACATCATGCATCCGAAGATCAAACGCCGTCTGAAAAAGACCAAGGTTCAGCAGTATTCCGGAGACACGGCAGGCCAGTACATCATACTGCCCATGAGCGACACGAACATGCGCGACGTGTTAGGCTACGATTTCAAAACAACGACACAGATTCCGACAAACCTGACCAAAACGTCAGGCACGAACCTGTCGGAAATCTATTTCGGTAACTGGCGCGAGCTGCTTATTGGAAATTGGGGTGGCCTTGAAATCGCAACCAGCAACGTGGCTGGCGACAACAATGGCGGCGCGTTCTCCAGCAATCAGACGTGGATTCGCGCGATTCAGGAAGTGGACATTGCGGTACGGCACCCGCAGTCCTTCTGCCTGATAAACGACGCAAGAACGGTCTAAGTCCCAAAGCAATAGACGGGTTTTGAATTTGGGCGGGGCATAATACCCCGCCCTTCCGTCTACAATAAAAAATCGGAGGTTTAAAAATGCAGTTAATCGGCGAAGAAACGAAAACGCAAGAACTTTTCGATATCGCCAGCCGTACAACCGTCGTCGGCACATACGGCTCGAAGGTGATAGAGAGAGGCACGGCGCGCTCTTGCATTGCGATTCTCAATTCTGCGAAGTCAGCCGCTGGCTCGACTACCAGCTTGGCAATCAAAATGCAGGAATCGGATGCTGTTACGCGCGGAGTAGATAGCTCGTCAGCGTCGGCAGACAATGACGTAAAACTCAGGAGCGCAGCAGACACAGCCATAAAGCTGTCAAAGAAGTTCACGCAATCAGGCGCCCGCCAGATATCGAAGGTCTTTCTCAAGCTGAAAAGCTTGGGCTCAATCACAGCAGGCAAGATCGTAACCGCAAGAATCGAGACGGATAGCACAGGCGACCCGTCAGGCACGTTAGTCCATGCAGACGCTACAGCCAGCGTCCTCTGTTCGGCCATAGCCACAAGTTATGGATGGGTAGAATTTGCTTTCAGCCGGCCCATAGACTTAGCTAACGCAACGGTCTATCACATCGTATTAATAGGCGACTACGATGTATCCAGTTCAAACTGCATAATCTTAGCCACCGACACAGTTGCTTCGGGCGGAGATTATAACATTTATACTACGACGTGGGGCACCATGAGCACCACGCAGGTAGTAAATTGTTACGCCGAGCAGTACAATTTCAGCGACATTTCAAGCTACACATTCACAGCCGTTGACGAGCTGGCTGCCAGCCATCAGGCAAAGGAATGGAGTTTGTTAACGCAAAAGCAGTACCTGAGAGCGAAGGCTACTGTCACAGGTACGAGCGCAGACTTCACGTGCGGCGCGTCGATAGTCATAGACGGAGCATTGCGCCCCGTATCGTAAGGGAAAGTGCATAACATGGGGCAGACGGGTTGGGCCTGCCCCACTTTTTAAAAGGAGGCAGAATGTTTTGGACAGTCAGGAAGGGATATGTGTTTCGAGGTAAAAGAGAGCTTGACACATTCAAAGAAGGGCAGACAATAGACGACAGGGCTGTGGAAATAAAAGGGCAAGAATATAAACTTGAGCCGTCCAAAGAACAGCCCAAGCAAAGCGAGGCAAAAAATGGAGCAGGAACAGAAGTGCCAGCAGGAGCAAAGCAAGCAGGAAAGTCAGCAACAGGGATTCCCACAGGCATCGAATCGGATGCTGAATCAAGATCAAGTTAAGAAAAAAGAGGCTGAAAATGGACTTGACGACAATAGCGAATGTCAAAAGCCTTCTGTCGATAGCGGCGACGGACAATGACGAGATAATTTTAGCCATAGTCAAAGGCGTGTCTTCAGAGATCGAAAATTTCATTGATCGTCAACTTGAAACAAAAGAAAGAACCGAATATTTTGATGTTCGGAAAGACCAGACTATTTTTCCATTAAAAGCATATCCTGTTTCAGCATTGAAAGCTTATAGTGATTCGTATCGTTTGTTCGGTACAGAAATTGATTCTACGAACATGACCTTCTTAGGCGACGACGGCAATTTAATAATCGATCAGCAAATTCCAGACGAAGGAGCAAAGGCATTGAAAGTCGTCTATACGGGGGGTTTAGCAGCAAATCAAGGAGCACTACAAGTAAGTTATCCAGACATAGAAATGGCAGCAAGGCTTCAATCGGCATTCGTTTTCGAGAAGCGTCAGAAATTGAATGTTGGTTCGGAATCCGTGTCTGGCAGTTCGGTTTCGGTTTCGCAGGAATTAAAGTTTTTGCCAGAGGTCGAAAGCATAATTACCAGATACAGAAGGCAATCCTATGTCTGAGACAATTACTCAGCAAGTAGACAAAATTCAGAACGCCATCGCCTTAGTACCGAATAGAATGATTCCTATGGCAAGGCGGACGTTAGGCGAGTACGGCCATAAATTCCTTGAACTTTTTACCAAGGCGCGATTATCTGGAAGACAGGGAACGGTTGGCTTAAATAGGCGCACAGGAAGCCTCGCCCGATCTTTCAATACGAATTTAATCCAAGACCAGAATTCAGCGACTGTCACGGTTTGGACGACATCGCCATACGCTCGAATCCATGAGTTAGGCGGTGACATAAAGCCAGTCAAAAAGCAATGGTTAACGATTCCAACAGATCGAATGAAAACAGGGGCCGGAGCAGCGAGAGCAGGTTCAGCGCGGGACGTTGTCGGATTGAATTTTGTCATGTTCCAAGCAGGCAGACCGCAATTAGGAAAAATGGAAGGTGGTCGTTGGGTTACATATTTCAATTTAAGGAAGAAGGTAACGATTCCAGCAAGGCTTGAATTTCAAAAGCAATGGAAAAATAACGTACCGACTGCAATAGGCATGTTGGTAAAAGTTTCAGAACAAGTTTTGGATGAAAGCTACCAGAGGATATAATGAGCCGCGAATTAATAATGTCCAATTTAAAGACGACTTTCGAAGGCATCATTGCCATAAAATGGCCTGTCGCGGATTCTGGTAACAGCGGTTCGCCTTCTGACCTAATCATTAAATCTGGCGGCACATTCACTGCCACAAGCCAGATTATTTATACTTGCACCATTACTACAGCAGGAGCATCAGGAACGGCGAAAGTCACGGTTACAGGAACAGACGCTTCCGGCCCACATACCATAACGTCAGGCAGCCCGATATCAATAGGCTCAAAAGGCGTTACTTTGACACTTACATTCTCTGGCAATTTGACGCCCAATGACAAATGGGTAATAACAGCCGACACGTACAAAAATACGATCAGGGACGTAATCAGGGCGCACGCTGTCGGTGTAGAGTTAAAAGAATACCCTTCGATAGTTTTCTGCGAAACCACGCAGTCCTATGGAACAGGTGAAGGCGATTCTTATAGGAATGAAATGTCTGTCTATGTAGAAATATGGGTGGAAAAGCGCGAGAACATGGCTACGGTTCTCAATAGCCTACAGCAGGACGTTGAGAACGCCTTGATGCGCGACCAGCAAAGAGGAGGCTACGCTTTCGACACGCAGTTAATAAGTTCAGAAACCGGATTGCCAGAAAAGGAGCGACCTTTTGGAGTGGTTGCTTTGGAAATTCGGATTATTTTCAGACAGGTTATAAGGCCTTAAAATCTAAAGGAGGGTTTTTTATGTCAAATGTCAACAATACCGTGTCGGTCAATACCGCACAGATATTGCAGGGCGCAGGGAAAATTGAATTCGGTGGAGTGCTGCTTGGCAGCTTTCGTGATGGCATAACGGTAACAGTCACGACCGAGTACGCATACACCAGATCGGACTATGCGATCGGTGAGATCGATTCCGAAGCCACAGGTGCCACATGCGAAGTGAATACCACGCTCGAAGAAGGCACCGTTCGCAACTGGTGCATAGCGTTGGGCGGCAACACGTCCAGCTCGTCGAGCTCGTCCAGCTCGATAATATGGGACTTCGGGCCAGAAATGGCTCAGAACCCGCAGGCTCTAAAATTCTTAGTCATGAGCGAGAAGGACAAAACGCAGTACAGGCAGGCGGAATTTTTCAGGGCACAGAGAATCGGCTCGACGGCCACCAGCTTCAAGCGCGGAGCAGAAGTCCTGTTCCCGATAACGTGGAAATGCTTTCTGAATACCGACAGCAAGTTTTTCCGCATAACCGACCCGGTGGCTGATATAGTATAATGAATGAAGTCTACTGGCCTGAATCAGCAGGCGGTGGGCTGAATTTTGTTGGCTATAATCACGCAGTTTCGATCTTAAAAAAGGCAGGCGGGAACCTAATCTCGCCTGCCTTAAATTCCGCAAACAAAATTCGGCTGTACTGCAATATTCCATGGCATCATAAGCCGAAGGAATTAAAACGTTGCGGCTTGCCACTTGTAGCCTATACTATGTTCGAGGCTACCAAGTTGCCCGACGCATGGCGCGATTTTTTGAATAAGGAATGCGCAGCCATTATTGTGCCCACAATCCATTGCCGAGATATGTTTCGTATATCGGGTGTCACGCGACCAATAAAAATCTGTTCGTTGGGCGTAGACAAAGACGAGTTTCAATATGTTCCGCGTTCGACATATCCCGGTTATAATTTCATCTGGCAGGGTATGCACTACGATAAGGTAGGAAGAAAGGCTTGCGGTATAGTCGAACAGGCGTTCAGCGAGCTAAAGACAGAGGGTAGGTTGCCATCAGAGAGCAAACTGTTTTTAAAATATCGTCCGCATCCTGCGTTCGACATAGAAATGGATTACTTGGACACAGGCAACGGAATTATTCATTGCTCAAAGAACATGAGCATTCAAGAATTGAGAAGCCTATACTCGAAAATAGATTGCTGTTTGAATCCGTCGAGGGGCGAAGGTTTTGGATTGCTGCCATTAGAGCAAATGGCGATGGGCAAAATAGTTCTCTTGACCGATTGGAGTTTCCCATTCATAAATGAGAAATATAATATTCCTTTGAAATATGATCTCTTGAGATCGACAGTTCAATGGTGCTTTCGGCATATAGCTTTCGGCAGATGGGGAATATGCTACAATCTACGAGGCATGATACGCGAGCACATGATGCCCCGCGCAATAGTTGAGAAATCGAATGATTGCTTAGAGTATGGCGTGAACTTAAATATGCCGACAAAGGTAAATTGGACTTTTCGAGCTTCCGTATTTAATTTTCTATGTAGGATGCAGCGAAGGTTAGGATTATTTTGGAGGCCGAGTTTACCAAGACATGAGTTTTTGCTTGAGGGAATAGGATTCGATGCACAAGTCGATCTTGAGTATATGAAAAATAAGATGATTGAGTGCGTCGAGTGTTCAGAAATATATCGAAGCGCAGGACATGAAATTTCGGAATGGGCATTAAATACATGGGGAATGGCTAAAGTCGAACACGAGTTTAAAGAGGCAATCAGTCAAATAATAATAGAAGGAGGTTTTTGATGGCAGATGAGGCACGCAGTTTCAGGTTCAAGCCGATAGATGTTGAGATTGGGCCAGCCGATGCGGAAGGCAAGAGGCAGAAAATCTCGATAAAAGATTTAAGCTACGTGGAGCACAAAGCTTTCATAGCGAAAATCTGCAAGCTCATTGCTGAACGGAGCACATTGCCCACGGTGATCGAGGCATTGCCTAAAGCGATCGAGCGTGAAATCGCAATAAAAAATGTTTCCACAAAAGACGCGATAGACAACTTTTTAAAGCAGATCGTGGAAATTTATTCCGAACTGAATTCAGGTCAGGTATTCGAGCTGCTAAAGATAGCAGTCGGCGACAATCAGTTAAAGGAGGAAGATTTTAATAAAATGGGCGCATCGGAAGCATTAGGACTTTTGACATTCCTGATTCAGCTTCGATGCGAACCACTAAAAAATTTCAATGCCTCGTTGAACGATACGCTTTTCCAGAAGACGAAGTAGAGACAGAACTTCCATTCTGCGAGGCCGATTTTTATCAGACGTTCTTGAAGGAGTACCATTTACAGCCGAGTCAAGTCGATGGTATGCCAGCAGCGGATATATACATGATTCTGTACGCGAGAAGGTTGTCATATGTCAGAATACGCAGAGATAGAGAAAATAAAGAAAACAAAGATGGCGGAAATGGCAGAAAACCGAATATGTCAGCAGAGCAAATGACACACCTTTACGGTTCGGAGGGATAAATGGCAAATTATTCATTAGGCAGTTTATTCGTC